GCCGGCGCGCACCATCAGGGCGTTGGTGGCGGCGGCCTTGACTTTGTCGGTTTCGTCTTCGACGGTCTGGATGTTGGGGTGGCTGCCCTTGGGGTTGGCGGGCTCTGCGCCCTTGCCCATTTCGGCCAGCAGGCTGGCCTGGATGGTCTCGATGGTCAGGCTCGGGTCGGTCAGCACGCTGGTCTGCAGCGCGGCGATGCCGGGGCGATCAGCGAAGGGTTTGAACATGGCGAGCACCTGGTCGTTGTCGGCCTTGGTGCGAGCGAAGGGGGTAGCGGGTTGGGCCGCTGCGGGAGCGAGTGCGGGCATGGGTGCCTCCAGGGTGGGTGCAGCGGCGTTTGCTGCGGGTTGCGAAACGGGTGCGGCCGGCGTGGCCGGTGCGGTGGGTGCGGTAGCTTGTGGCATGGCTGCGGGCGCCTGGGCGCGGTGGGTTGCGGATGGGGTGGCGCCGGCGCCATGCGCTGCGGCGGTGGGGAAGCGGCTGAGGTCGAAGCTGCGCGCCAGCGAGGCGGCCACGGCAACTTCGGCACCCACGGTGTCGGCAAAGCCGGCGGCCACGGCCTCTTCGGCGCTGTACCAGTGATCGGCGCCTTCGAGCAGGGTGGACAGCACAGCGGAGGTGCTCAGGCCGGACTTGGCGGAATACCCGCTGGCCAGCGCGGAGGCGTAACGATCGAGCACGTCGGCCTGGTCGCGCAGCTCTGCGGCGTTGCCCACGGCGTAACCCCAGGGCGCGTGAATCATCATCTGCGCGTTGGCGGCCATGGTGATGGTGTCGCCGGCCATGGCGATATACGAAGCACAGCTGATAGCCACGCCGTCCACATGCACGGCAATGGTGGCCGGGTGGCGTTTGAGCGCGTTGTAGATGGCCAGGCCATCCACCACCGATCCGCCGAAGCTGTTGATGCGCAGGGTGATGATGTCGGCATCGAGCGCGGCAATGTCGCGCACGAAGCGCGAGGCGATCACATCGTCATCACTCCACGTGTCTCCGATGTTGCCGTAAATGAAGATTTCGGCCGTCTTGGTGCCTGCCTCTTTGGCGGCTGCCTTGATCTCATACCATTTTGTTACCCCAGCTTTGGTCATGCAGACTCCGTTTGGATGCCTGCATGGTGCGGGGTTGTTTGTGCAAAATCTTAAATTTGTGCACGATTTAGGATGCCTGCCGGACAATGCGGGTCAGCACATCGGGAGTGATCATGTACCGTCGTTTGAATTTTGTGTTCTGGGCTTTTTTTCTTTTGCCAATTTGCGGCGTGGCCCAGGTTTACAAATGCGGCGACGGCGTTGGCGGCGCTGTTAATTTTTCGGATCAGCCTTGCGTGCCGGGGCAGAAGTCGAGCGAGGTGAAGATCTACAAAGATGCCCCAGCCACGACGCCGGCACTATCGGACGGACGGGCTGAAGCTGCCAGGGAAAGACAGAAGGAACAGGCCGCATACGACGCTCGCATGAAGGCCATTTCAGACGCGCGCACCGAGGTGCGCCGCATCAAATCTGAGAACTACGATCCGGGGAAATGTGCCGAAGTGCGCCAGCGGATGGCTGACATGAAGAAGCGCGACCCCATTGGCTTCTCATTCAATTTGGACTACATGGAATTTCAGCAGAAGGAAGCGCTTTACTGCGGAAACTGAGCGGACCGTCGCTCAACGCTTCAGCATGATCGGCGTCGTCTGCATCTGGTTTACCTTCCGGCAGGCCGGCGCACCCGCGCGACGATGCTGTAGACCAGCCGGCGGCTGATGCGGAATTGGCGCATCAGATCGGTGTGGTTGTTCCCGGTGAAGGCCTGCACGACGGCGGCGTTGCGCAGGGCGCGATCGTCGGCTTTCTTGGGGATGTAGCGCCCGCCCACGCGCATGGCGACGCGGATCGAAGCCCACGCGACCAGGTAACGGCGCTGCCTCTCGTCGAGGTTGTCTCGGAAAAATTGGCCCACGGTCTTGTCGTGAAGGGCCTCATTGAACACAGCGGCAATATCGGCGCAGAGCGTTGGGTGGTCCTGCGCAATGCGGTTTTCTTCATCCCCGGTAAGTACCGGCTGTGCGGCAGGCTCTGACTGAGCGGCGGCAGCTGGGTCGATTGTTGCTGTGTGCATGGCGGGCGTCCTGGGCTAGGTTGCTGGGTGAAAGATTGAGCGTTGGATTGCGAGCGATTCAGCTGCTGCGCTCGAATGACCAGTCGTCGTCTGCGGCCGGGCGCGGGCGTTGGGCGGGCTGGCGGGCTGGTTCGTGCCGGACAGGCGGCGGGATGGCGGTTCCTGCCTGGTTTGCCGTGGCGGTGAACAGATCCGGCTCGCGCGGTGCGTACTTGGCCTCGCGCCGCGCCCAGCTGGGTTCGCGGAAGGTCTGGATGCCCAAAAAGCAGGCGATGGCGTAGGCGTACACCTGGCAGTCTCCGGCCTCCTCGCGCTTGCCGCTGGGGGTGATCCAGCGCAGGGACTGCTTACCCTGCACGGTGACGGGCATCAGGCGCGAGGCGGTCATCTGGTCGAATTCATCGGTCTGCACCAGGCTGTCGGGCAGGTGGATGTAGCCGGGGCCGGGCTGGGTCAGGCGCATGCGGCCGTACAGCAGGTGCTTGGCGGTGTCGGTGCCGATGATCCACAGCTTGAGGCTGCGCGGCGTGGTCTTTCCGCGCCAGGTGACGTCGATCAGGCTGGGTTTTCCGATCACCGGGCGGCCGTAGGTGCTGGCGCCTTTAAAGGCCAGCACGTTGGCGTGCGCGTGGGATCTGCAGTAGCCATAGACGGCGTTGGTATTGTGGCCGCCGGTGTCGATGCCGGTGCCTTCGATGACCATCTGCGCGCCGCTGGCGTGCAGGATGGGGGTGCGGCGGATTTCGGTGAGGCGCGTCCATGGGCTGCCCTCGGTGCCTTCGTCCAGGTTGGGGTCGCCGTAGATGATGTGGCGGGCCACCAGCCAGGATTCTTCGCCACGGCCGAAGGCCCAGACGCGGGCCTCCAGGCGGTCGGGCTGCACGTCGACACCCATCGTCACCATAAGGCCGCCGCGGGGCACGGTGCCGAGGTCGTATTTTTCCGCACGGGCGGCCAGGGCGCTGGCGTCGCCGCCCTCGCCTTTGATCTCCCAGGTTTCGGCCAGGGCGGTGTTGACGAAGGTCTTGAGGCGGCTTTTGTCGCCCCGGCGGTCGGCCTGGTGGGCCTCGGTGAACTGCTGCACCAGGTCGGCCCAGCTGACCCAGCCGAGCGGGGCATAGAGGGCGTTGAGGTGATAGCCGGTGAACAGGCCGGGCCGGGTGCTTTCGCGCGTGGGCACCCAGCGGCCGGCGGCCAGCATGCCGGGCTTCTGGTGTTCTTCGATTTCGCAGCCGCTGGCGGCGCAGACATAGCGCACGGTGCCGGTGATGGGCATGCCGGCCTCATCCTTGCGCCAGCGCAGGCCGTGGCCGCTGCCGGTGCCCCATTCGAGCGGCTGGTATTCGCCGCAGTGTGGGCAGGGTACGTGATAAATGCAGGCGTTGCTTTGCTGGTAGCTGGCCTCGATGCGGCTGAAGTGTTTGATGGTGGGGGTGCTGACTTTCAGCACCTTGCGCCGGGCAAAGGTGCTGGTGCGCTTTTCAGCCAGGACGATGGGCGAGCCTTCGCCGTCCACGTCTTGCGGATAGGCGTCGATTTCGTCCAGGAACAGATACCGCACGGGCATGGAGCGCAGGCTGGCGGCGCTGTTGGCCCCGCTGATGACCAGCACGCCGCCGGCAAAGTCTTTCATCAGGGTTGTGTTGGCGTCGTCGCGGCTGCGGTTTTCGCGCACCTTGCGGCGCAGGGCTGGGGTTTCCTCCAGCATGGGCGCGATGCGCTGGCGGCTGAATCGCTTGGCCATGTCGGTGGTGGGCTGCACGCACATGACCGGGCCGGGCTCGTTGTCGATGATGTAGCCGAGCCAGTTGTTGCCGGTCTCGGACTTGCCAAGCTGGGCGGCGAACATGACGGCGACCTCTTGCACGGTGGAGCGGGCGGACAGGTCGTCCATGATCTGGCGCAGGTAGGGCGTGCGGTCGGTGCGCCATGGACCGGGCTCGCTGGATGATTTGCCCGACAGCATGCGGTTGGAGTCGGCCCACTGGCTGACGGTCTGGTTGGCCGGCGGGCGGAAGAATTCGGCGAACATGGCGGCGGCCATGGTCTCGGCGCGGGCGTAGTCGGCGGGGAGGTCGTGGGCGCCCATGGTGCGTGTGGTCAGGCGGTGCGGGCCGTGTCGTCGCGGCTCAGTTCGGCCAGGGCCTGGCGCAGCTCGTCTTCCATCAGCTGCGTGACGGTGGCCAGGTTGGTCTCGGCGGCCAGCACGGGGGCCAGGCGCGACGGGATCTGCAGCAGCGCGTCGCGCGTGGAGGCGATGCGCGCGGCCCAGGTGGCGCGGACGGCTGACGCTTGGATTACTTCACCTTGCATTTCAGCAAGTTTTAGCCGGGCTATCTGCGCTTCAGCTGCTTCGCGCAGGGTTTTGGCGACGTGGTAGCTGGTGATTTCGGTGTCGGCTGTATCTTTGGTTTCTGAATTTGTCGGCGGTGCGGGCGGCGGATCGGGCTGTTGCGACAGGGCCGCGGCGGTTTTTGACGATGGGTGAACTCGGTTAAGCAAAGCTACCTTGGCCATTTCGACGTCGATAAGGCCATTACCGTCTTTTGACAGGATGCCGCGTTTGACCAGCTCATGCACGGCCTGGCGCGAAACGCCTAGCTCACGGGCCATACCGGATTCAGTGAGCCGCGGGTGTTTTGTCGATTGACTTGATGCCACTGAAAAAGTCCAGGTAGAAGGCGTGAAGTTCGCGGTTGCAATGAATGGCGCTTTGCTCGATTCGCGGATTTGTGTTGACGTTTGCGCTGGATTCGATGGTGATGTAGTAGTCGTCTGCGATGTTGCTGGCCAGTGTGACCTTGCTATGGTTTTTGGCGACGATCATGCGGGCGCCGTAGGCTTCGCACATGTTGAGCATTTGCTCGTATTCGTCGCCGTAGCTGCCTGGGAAGATTTCGCCGGCGTAGAGGTCGAATTGTTCGATGCGGCCTGTTTCAAGCCATGCGCCGATTTCGGTCAGGTCGTTTTTGGCAATGCACCAGGTCGACATCAGTACGTGGTCGAGGTGCGGCACGCCCGCCAGAATGTGGCGCAGGTAGCTGAGGCTGTCGATGTCGCCACGGCTGGCGACGTGCCAGCTGTCGCCGTTTGCGACGCGGGCTGGCAGGATTTCGGCCAGCGTGGATTCTGCGTTGGCGCGGCGCATGTGGTGGCGGTTGGCGCTTTTTCTTGCGGTGGCGCGTCGGGTTTCTGCTTTGTCGGCGGCGGCCTGGCGCGACGCTGCGGCAATCATGGCGGGGTCGAAGCCGGCGAATAGGTCGTCGTGCGGGTGCAGATGGACCGCGGCGCCCAGCAAGTCCTGGGCGGCCTGGTCGGCGACACCGGCCCCGTCGCCCTGTGCCGCAGCGCCGACGTGGCCGGCGTGGCCTGGGCCGATGGCATCACGGTG